TCCCTATTTTGTGCGGCAAAATATTAGAAGGCAATTGCGTTATTCATCCGTTCAATGCTATGTAATTAATACAAGACAATTCTGTATGGAAATAAAATATAAATATAAAATAAAATAAATAACAATGTACAAATTTATTATATACACAAGGAAATTTAATTAGGATTGAACTTATCCTGAATGGCCAATAAATTGGCATAGGTGGAAGGATCAAGCATACTTTTCATTATGTGGCTTTTCTCATACTCTCTAAATGTAATATCCCTATTTAAAGCTGTGTCTTTCAAATACTTCAAAATCGGCTCTCCATGATGGCCATATAAAAATAACTCAAATTGAATAGCTGTCATTTTGCCGTCCATAGCTTCTTCGTACACCTTACTAGAATCGAAGAATCGTAAAGTTTCCACAATCGTGTTTATGTCCAACGCTCCAACTCTTTTTTGAAGATCGGAATTCCATAGAAAAGTACGTTTTAAAAATTGACACTCCTCCAGAGGTTTCCCTTTGGTAGTGATCTCACCCTTTTTGGCGTCAGTATACTCCATTCCCAAAGACTCTGCCACATCCTTCATGCGTAATGCATTCACAAATTCTGACAAAGCCTTAGGAACTCCTACCAACTTATCGTCTCCCAGGACGTAATCCATAATGCTTTGCCATTCTGCGACTGTAGCATTCGGCTTAAATCTCTTCAGACATATAGCAGTCAACATTTTATTCAGTAAACTATTAAAGAATGCTGTTATCCAACATCCGGACGGTAAAGAGTGAGTCGTCAAAAACAATTCCTCGTTAGTCAAAACATAACTTCTGATACATGAATCTAGTAAGATCCTAAAAATCTTAGTATCGTCAAGAGTTCCTACGAAATAATCCATAACAACCTCAGCGATTGCGTCCTGCAACTGACTAGGCGCACTACCATCATATTTCCCAAAATCACCGTCAAAGTGCAAAAATTTCGATTGCAATTTTCGGTATAATTCATTAAAGTCCATATAAGGATTCATACCTATGCAAATGCCGTTCGTCCACATATTATTTTTCATATGAACAAATAACTTTGCCACATATTGTTTTAATAAGAACGTATGATGTAAGGGTAGGATTCGGTAAGATCTAGGTTTATTAACCTTTTCTATAGGCCTTAATTCATCTTTCAGAGCTTCGACACATAAAATGTCAGAGACCAATAATTCATCGTCTAAAGCTCGTTTTTTAAATCCAGCTAATTTCTCATAAAAAATAGGTTTAATAACTTTCGCTTCATAATCAAAATAAAGCTTTTTCTCTTTTTCGTAATCGTACCCGTTTACACTTTTCCTGTTCATCTCTGTTAAATTGTCGTTCCCGAAAGCGGCTTCTAAATCGCTAATCTTCCCAAATTTAATCATTTGCGAAGCTATACATTCCTTTGCGAAATCTATTTCTTTTTGATCTAACTGAGGAATAGGCTTATATGATTTTTTGGCCATTTCTTTCAAAGTCTTGTTTCCATAAGCAGCTAAATTCGCTGGAGCTTTCAACTGTTTCGGTATAACGAAGGCATTGGTTTCCAGTTCCTTAATTATCGCATTGCACTCATCATCCTCTCGGATGGAATGTAAAACAGTACTTCGAAAACCACTTTTATTTAAACAACGAGAGGTTTTCAAATCAGTCTGCATAAAACGCATACCTGAAAAATTTTCTAAGGGTTTGAAAATGGGAGCGTATTGAGAGTCCTTGCCATTGAATATCGCTTTTAATTTTTCTCTCGTTTGGCGTGTCCAAAGTTTTATTACTCCCTCTCCTGTGTCAGTATTACCCGCTACATGATGACCCATGGGGATACCTGCTTCGCTTACCAGAAGACTTCCGCATAATCCTTTTGCACTCATGTCATAACTAATAGTTTCTTGGGGGTACATAGTATACTCTCTATCCATCTTATATTTAACTATAAAAGAATTGACTTTACAATTACACCTATCCTTAACGGGTTTAACAATATCACTATTTATGCAATATAATTCACGTGATTTAAAAAAATCCACGTCTTCATCTAACGCCCACTTAAATACTTTCATCGGAGAGACGGGAAACCTATCAACTCTTAAAATAGCCAAATCTTCTGTTAGTAGACGTTCTTGAACTACAACAGGTAAATTATTAAACATCATATTTTTGGTTTGATACGCATCCCAATCTTTATATACATTAACTATAGGATTAGATCCCACAGCATGGTCATTGACCAATATATACTTTCCAGACATGGTACACTGCGTATTTATAGTAACTCGTTTATCATTTATGGTAGAAGTAACACTAACGAAAAAACAATGGTTCTTACTCACAGACACAAAATCTGGAATAACTTCACTCTGAGCTTCATAATATTGACGAGAATAATTATCTCTATGCTTAACTAAATCTGTTAATGCATCGGGAACGCTCGTATCTTCGCCAATTGTTTTTAAATAGTATAACGAACTTGCTACCAAAGTACATCCTAAAATCAGCATCGCTTGTTTAGGACCTAATTGAATATTGTCACACAATAAGGTCACCATTTCATTCAACTTAGATGCACAAAACTCCGTCCAATCAATTATAGTATCTGTAATAACAGATGTATAGAAACCAGCAGTTTTTGATGTTTGATAATAAATATCTGCTGCTATACTTTCTGCTCCAAAACCGACGGCGTCGTGATAAGGGTAAAGTATATTAGCTATTTGTTCCAAT